ATTCTTAACGGGATAAGTTGCCACTAATTCACCTCATCATGTGTTGTATTTAGCTCCACTCCAAAGCTTCAGCAATGGATGGGAACTGTTCGACAAAGATACTCTTTGCTGAGTTGGCGATGTCCATGTGTTCTTTCTGAGTTCCATGTGCAGATCTCAAATCGATATAATGGATCCAACTGCGAATTGAGCCCGTCATATACATTTTTGTTGGTACGGCGAGGGGAAGTACAAAGCGAGAACACTCCTTTGCAATTCCATCATTCAACATCTGTTGATACAGTTCCATTCCTTTCTTGAAATGATCCTGCATCAACATCTGATATTTCTGAACTACGAACGGGTCAATATCATCAATAGAATTCTGACGATTCTTGGTGTCTTGACGGCGTAGTTCAGGTAGAGGGATCTCCT